CTAAACATAATTTAAATATACATCAGTATTGGGATTGCTTTTCACCTTATGTTGATGTTAATAGAAGAAATAGATTAGCAAACATGAGAGCAGAACTTGTAGACTATAAAGGTGTTAAAAGAAAAGGCACATACATGTTTACAATAGACTGGGCATGGGAAAACAAAGCAGCAATGTTAGATACTAACTTTAGTGAAGACCCTGAACACAAATGCGCCCACATGTTTAGAATGGATGACGGAAACTTTTTTGCATATCCAAACAATAGAACTATTTGGTATGACGATGCATTTATGGAAAAAAGACTAACAGAAAATCCAGGATATAAGATAGACCAAAATTTTTATACAGTAGAGAATACTAGAGAGGAAGATGTCACAACTGATGATTCATACATGACGCAGTTTGAAAGACCTTAGTGAAATTATTCTTTGACCATATTACTGGCAAACTAACTAACCACGATTTAATTTATTCTCTAGCTTTAGCTAACTTTGAAGAAAAAGAATATTGTCAGGCTTTTGAAAATGGATGGATACCTTTATCATGGTACTATACAGATTTAGATAAACTAACTTGGATTAATGCTAGGAACACAAGATTACTTTTAAAAAAATTTACATTTAGTAAAAAACAAAGAAAGATATTAAGAAAAAAAGATATAACAGTAGAGGTACATGATAAATTAGATGATACACTTTTCACTACTATTTCCGATATTTATAAAAAATATATTAGATATAAAAAATTTCATGAAACGGACTTTGAAAAAGAAAGTGAGTTTTTTAAAAAAGAAGACAACATTGATTGGAAATATTTTATCTATTATCACAAAGATAAACCGATAGCATTTACGGAGTTAAAAGTTTTCGATAGTAAACATGTTCTAACGGGTCAGTTTGCTTGGGATTATCAACATCCAAAATTAGGAATGGGAACATATGCAACTTTATACGAGATAGACTGGTCCATCAAAAATAAATGTAAAAAGTATTATTTAGCTTACGGATATGAAAAGTCAAATATATATAAATCTAGATTTGATGGATTTGAATTTTGGAATGGTAGAAGTTGGTTGAGTGATAAAACATTATATAAAAAACTTTGTGAACACGACACAGAAGTAAATACAATACAAGAACTAAATGCATATCAAAAAAAATATTTTGAGGTTATAAAATAATGGCACATGAAGTATCTGTAACGATAAAAATAGACAGTGGGTTTTGGATAAATGCACCAAGTAAAATTAAAGGTAAAAAATATACAGAAGACCAAATAAGAAATAAAATAATAAAAGGAACATTAAAACCTACAAGCATACACAAGTCACAAACTGAGGCATTAAAAGCAGCAAAAAAAAGAAGTAAAAGTTTTGATAAAAAAAAGTAATGCCACTATATACATTTAAAAATAAAAAAACAAAAAAAGTTTGGGATGAACTTTTATCTTTTGATGAGAGAGAAAAATTATTAAAAGATAAAAATATAGAACAAATAATTACAGCACCAAGATTAAGTTTTATTGAAAGAGCAGAACATAAAGGCAGAGACCAGATGATAAGTGCTGCCCGTGATAAAATGAAAGAAAGACAAATAGAAGAACAAGTAGGTATTAGAAAGTCTCCTGAGTGGTTAAAAGAAAGAACAGAGAGACATTTACAAAAGGTAAGAAATGTTAGTTCCTGAAAAAAGTAAACAGATAACAGAGAAGCAAGAAAGTTTTTTAAAACATTTATTTAGCGATGCTCATGGTAATCCAAGACAGGCTGCTAAACTTGCAGGATATGATGAGAGTAATTATCAGTCAGTTGTTAAATCTTTAAAACAAGAAATAATAGAAAGAGCAGAAGCAGTATTAGCTACACATTCTCCAAAAGCTGTTATGGGAATGGTAAATGCATTAGATGAAGACGGAAGTATTCCTGGTGCTAATGTTAGATTAGAAGCAGCTAAACAAATTTTAGATAGAGTTGGAATATCTAAAACAGAACGCATTGATGTAAATGCCAAAGTCCAACACGGGATATTTATCTTACCGCCAAAGAATGTATGAACCTAAAAAAATAAGAGGTACATTAATTCCTTTTGGATATAAAAAATCAGAAGACGACCCGAAGATAGTTCTTCCGATTCCTGAAGAATTAGATGTATTACAAGAGGCAATCAAACTTCACAAAAAAGGGCAGTCACTTCAAAAGTGTGTAGATTATATTTATTCTAAAACAAAAAGAAAAATTACAAGACAAGGTTTTTATAAGATTGTAAATAAAAACAATATAAAAAAGAAAGCAAGAGAATCAGCTAGAGAACAATTAGATTATCAAAGAGATAGAGTATTAAAAGCTAAAAGAGAATTAGATAAAGAAAGAAGTAAACTACAAACTAAAAATAAAAAAATAAAAGATTTAGATATTGTTTTAGAGGGTAAAGTTAAAACAGTTATAGATACTAAAGATATAGAAGAAGCCTCACCTACAATAAAAAAAGCTTTTGAAGAAAAAGATGTAATCTTTCAACCTAACCAAGGACCACAGTCAGATTTTTTAGCATCATCAGAAAGAGAAGTATTTTATGGTGGAGCAAGAGGTGGTGGTAAATCCTACGCTATGTTAGTAGACCCACTTCGTTATTGTGATAAACAACATCACAGAGCATTGTTAATTAGACGAACAATGCCAGAACTTAGAGATTTAATAAATCATTCTCAACAATTATATTCCAAAGCATATCCTGGAGCTAAATGGAGAGAACAAGAAAAAGAATGGAGATTCCCATCGGGTGCTAGAATAGAATTTGGATATGCAGAAAACTTAACTGATGCATTAAGATATCAAGGACAGTCTTATACTTGGATTGGTATAGATGAATTACCACAATATCCAACACCTGATATATATAATTTTCTTCGTTCATCACTAAGAAGTGTAGACCCTGAAATACCTGTGTACATGAGAGCAACAGGAAATCCGGGAAATGTTGGTTCACTTTGGGTAAAAGAAATGTTTGTTGACCCTTGTGAATCAAACAAAAGATTTGATGTAGAGATACCAACACCTATGGGTGTTAAAACAATATCAAGAAAGTTTATACCTGCAAAGTTACAAGACAATCCTTATCTAATGCAGACAGATGACT